CTATGTGATTATGAATTGGATTTTCTGGTGTACTTGTAACAGTTACTATTCCAGGAATACTAATATCACCATTAATTGTAATACTAGAACTTCCAAGAGATACTGGAAATGGATTATCAACACTAACTGGTTGACCATCTTTAGTTGCAATATTATTAACTTCAAATAAAGATCTTTCTTGATTTAGATAATCTTGATTTTGTATATTCCACTGAGCCATTATCAATCAATCCATTCTAATTTTGAGGGGTGATATCTTTGTACGTTTTTAATGTTAAAGTTCTTTTCTTCTGCTGGATAAATCTGATGAACAATTGCTCCAGGATATTGTCTTTGAAGTTGCTCACCTAAATCCTGTTTTGAGGGCAATCCAGATTTGGTTACTAATTCCAATCTATACAAGTTTCCTTGCCACATAACATCAGCAACATAGTTTTCTCCTACTTGCTGAGGTTGTTCTGTTTCGGAATTAATATAAAGATTTCCAGTAAAATCACCAGCAATATTAACTGATTCAGATATAAATTGCTTGAATGATTTCATATCATCCTACCTCTTCTTGATTCCCAAATAATGAATTTCCTGCTGCTGGTCTTAATGCTTCAATTTTATCCGCAGATTTTGCGAAAAGAAGTTCTTTAATTTTATCACTGACTTGTGCAGGTGATTCGTCAGAGATAATCATATCTAAAAGTTCGTCCATTTTTTAATCATTTAATTCTGATATATTTATGATAAATACAACATACATAAAGTTCAATGAAATGAAAAACATATATTTATTTCAACCACAATATTCTGTAGAAGTTAGAAAACAAGAAAATTATTGGATACCATATAGTGTTGGATGTATTTGGAGTTATTGTAATCAATTTGATGAAGTAAAAAATAATTTTATTTTAAAGGATATAATTTTTAAAAGAGAACATCCAGATAAAATATTAGAAAGATTGGATAATCCTGTTTTATGTGGATTTAGTTGTTATATTTGGAATGAACAGTATTGTCTAGGAATAGCTAAACTCGTAAAAGAAAAATTTCCAAATTGCATTATCGAATTTGGTGGACCTCAAGCATCTAAAAAAATGCAAGAGGAAAATGATTTTATTGATACTGTAATAATTTCTGAGGGTGAAGAAAATTTTCTAGACATACTTAATTCTATTATAGAAAACAAAGAAATAAAAAAATATTACGAGAGAACTAGATTATCTACATTAGATTATCCAAGTCCATATCAATCTAATGTCTTTAGTAAAATAATTGAAGAAAATCCCGATGTAATTTGGGCTGCAACTATAGAAACAAATAGAGGTTGTCCTCATAGATGCACTTTTTGTGATTGGGGTGGAACTACTATGAGTAAAGTAGACCACTTCGACATAAAGAGAGTTGAAGATGATATTACTTGGATAAAAAATAATAATATTGGATACTTATTTGTTGCTGATGCTAATTTTGGAATGTATAAGGAGCGAGATATACTTATAGCAGAGATAATCAGAGACAAATTAAAAGAAACCAATGTTGGTGACGTTGTTTTACAATTTGCTAAGAATTCAACAGAAGCAGTATTTAAAATTGCAAAAATACTTGAAGAACATTGTCTTAGGGGAATAACAATTAGCGTTCAAAGTATGAATCAACCAACTTTGAAGGCTATTAAGAGAAAGAATCTTCATATAAATGATTTGACTAATCATATGAGAATGAGTCAAGAATATGGAGTTAAAACATACACTGAACTGATTTTGCCATTACCCGAGGAAACTTTAGAAACTTGGAAAGACGGATTATCTAAAGTTTTGGAGTGTGGTCAACACGAATCGATTGATGTTTGGTTCTGCCAATTATTTGGTAATAGTGAATTGGGAAGTGAATTATCTAGAAAGATGCACGGAATTGAAACAGTAAAGGCGTATGACTATATTTCATTCACTAATCCTAAGGAATATCATGGATTCAAAGAAATTGTTGAGATAGTTAATAAAACTAATTCAATGGCAACTTTGGAATTAATTGAAAGTTATTTGTATGCTTGGACAGTAATACAATTCCATATAAATGGATATGCTCAACTAATAGCAAAATATCTTTTTTACAATAAAAATATAACTTATAGGATGTTTTATGATGAAATATTTGAAAAGGTTCAAACTGACAACGGAATAATTGGTGAATATTTTCAAAAATTAAAGTTCGATGTAAAAAATTACTTAACAGAGGGAATTTTACCAGATAATAAAAGTGGACATTCATTAGAATTTAATTCTCCTAATGATTTTTCATTTTTTATGAATAATAGGAATGAAGTATTTGCCTTAATTGATAAATCTCTGGTAAAATTTGGTGGTATAACTAATGAATTTTGGGATCTTCAAAAAAACTTTGTTTATGACTCTGAGGTAGATTATCCTATTACTATTTCTTCTTCTGTTGATACAACAACATGGGAAGATAAACCAACAAGTTTAATGGTTTCAAATAAAAGAGATGAGTCAATACGAAATGATTTTTGGGTTTTAAGAAGAAAGGGATTACTAAAAAATACTATATCTAAAATTGATGAATGAAAAATATATATTTATTTCAACCGCAATATTCTGTAGAAATTAGAAATGAAGACACATATTGGCTTCCTTACAGTGTTGGTTGTTTATGGAGTTATTGTAATCAATTTGATGAAGTAAAAAACAATTTTGTATTAAAAGATATTATCTTTAAAAGAGAGCATCCAAATAAAATACTGGAAAGATTAGACAATCCAACAGTGTGCAGTTTTAGTTGTTACGTTTGGAATGAGCAATATTGTCTATTTTTATCAAAACTAATAAAAGAAAAATTTCCAGACTGTATTATTCAATTTGGTGGACCACAAGCAACTTTGAAAATTCTTGATAATGAATTTATAGATTGTGTAATAATTGGTGAAGGTGAAGAAAGTTACTTAGATTTATTAACTAGTATTGTTCAAAATAAAACAATAGAAAAAATATATCAAAAAAGTAGAATAGAGCAATTAGACTTTCCAAGTCCATATGAATCTAAAGTATTTGATCAAATTGTAAAAGACAATCCAAATACTCTTTGGGCTTCTACTATTGAAACTAATCGAGGGTGCCCCCATTCATGTACTTTTTGTGATTGGGGTGGATTAACCTATAGTAAAGTTAAAATGTTTAATCTAGATCGTGTAAAAAATGATCTTGAATGGATTAAAAATAATAATGTTGCATTTATATTTTGTGCAGATGCAAATTTTGGAATGTATAAAGAAAGAGATTTGGAAATAGCAAAATTAATAAGAGAAGTTGCTGATAATAGCAAATTAGAATCTGTTAATTTGCAATATTCTAAAAATTCTACAGAAGTAGTTTTTGAAATAGCAAAAATACTTGGAGATATTAGTAGAGGTGTAACTATAAGTGTTCAAAGTATGAATGAACCAACACTTAAAGCAATTAAAAGAAAAAATATGAGTATTAATAACATTACATCTCATATTGAAAAAAGTAAAGAGCATGATGTAAAAACTTATACTGAATTAATATTAGGATTGCCAAATGAAACCATAGATTCTTGGAAGGAAGGATTCTCCAAAATACTTGAATTTGGTCAGCATGAATCTATTGATGTTTGGTTTTGTCAAGTTTTTGGTAACAGTGAATTGAACAGTGAACTATCCAGAAAAGTATATGGTATTGAAACTATCAAAGCAGAAGATTATGTCTCATTTACTAATGAAAAAGATTACTCAGAAGTAAAAGAAAGTATAGAATTAATTAATAAAACCGATACTTTAACCACAGATGAATTAATTGAATGTTATATGTACGGATGGTTGATTGTTCAATTACATATAGCGGGATATACTCAAGTGCTATCGAAATATTGCTTTAATATTTTAAATATAAGTTATAGAAAATTTTATGATAATTTATTTGACTGTATAAAAAATGATGATGGATTCATTGGAGTTCATTATCAAGAAATATATAATATTGTCTCTACTTATATTAAGACTGGGAAGATAACACAGGGTGCCAAAACTGGTCATTCTTTACATGCTAGTAGTTTTGAATTCTTATTTAAAAATAAATCAAAACTATTTGAATTTATTGAGTTATATTGCTCAAATATTGTACAAATTGACTCAGAAATTATTGATATTCAGAAAAAATTTATTTTTAATGAAAATCAAAAATATCCATTAACTTTAAACTCAAAATATAATATAGAAACTTGGGAGAAAAATAAAATATCCTATAAAATCGATAATGACTTTATAGGATATGATAAAAATAATCTTTTTATACTGAGAAGAAAAGGACTTCTAAAAAATAAATTTATTAAAGTTACTTAACTTCTGTACTTGAACCATCTATCCCTGGTTCTGTAGGAACTTTTCCTGATGCACCATTAATATTATCTTGGTTTGCATCAGAAGGCATTGGCATACCAGTTGCTGGGTCTATTGGTGCATTTGGATCTGGAATAATGCCTGCTTTAATTTCTTTTTTGATTAATTGATCTTGCTCAATAATCTCTTCATCAGTTTGACGTAAAATCTTACGTCTTACATAATCTTGAGAGTAGTATTTGCCGATATAAGGTTCTGCAGTAGCAGCAATATTTAACCTTTCGGTCATCAATTCTGCTTCTTTTAGTTCAGAGAAGTGATTATCATAAAGGAAGTCATATTGAATATGCTCACTCATTTGCTCCCAATCTTCTGGAGTTACGATATTTTTTAATATTAATTGGGTCTTTAACATGTCATTAAACATGTTTGAAAAACGCTTCCTTAATCTACCAACAAATTTGGTAAATTTGAGTTCATCTCTCAAAATTTCTGAAGATCTACCAAGATTAAATCCACCTTCTCCTTCCATTCTTGATGGAGGAACGTTCAATGATTTGTATAATTTACTCTGGAAATATTTGATATCTGTAATTTCTCCAAGATTCTGACCACCAGGAAGAGTTGTAATCTCTGTACCTCTACCACCTTCTCTACGAGGTAACCAGAAGTCCTCAAGCATACTCATAAACTTCTTATCATCTCTAATTTCACCTGTAGAGGCATCGTAAACTAATTTATTGCGATAACGCATCATAACATCACGAAGATATTGCTCTGCCTTAATTTTAGGAAGATTACCTACATCAATATAGAAGATACGACGCTCTGGAGCACGAGACAATCTGTAAATAACAAGACTATCCTCAATCATGCGGAGTTGATTGAGAGACTTAATTGCTTTATGTAAGTATGACAGACAAGTTCCTTTATTTCTATCTACTAATCCAGAAGTACAATAAGTTATCGCATCTCTCGCAATTTTGATTCCAGAATTTGCCTGACTAGAATTTCTTCCATTCATAGACCCAATTGGAGATTGGGCAGTAGGATTATAGATGAAGTATTCTTCAATTTGTGGAAAATCATAATCCATTGGATTTTCGTCGTTAGAATTTTTTATTCTAACTCCACCATTATTCTTCTTTTTAGAAATAGATTGTCTAACATAACGCATTTTTAATGCGTCAACATATCTTAATTCTTGAATACCCTTTTGTGGATTTTTTAAATCGATTACTTTATGATAATAAAGTCTTCCATCAATGTACCAATTCCTATAAATTTCATGAGATTTTTTATCAAAATCTAATAAATCTAAAATTGTTTTAAATTCTTCTCTTATCTTCTTTTTTAATCCATCACTAGCATTTAAATTAGATAATTCAATTTGTACTGGAGTATCGTTTGTGTCACTAACAATAGCTTCATTAACGATATCTTCAATAGCACTGTCTACTTCTGGGTGAAGTGACATTTCTCTGTATCTTTTAATTAAATCATATTCGGTTCTATAAACACCCTCTATATCTACATAAGATCCAAAAAAACCACTTGTTAGATAATGATCAACCCCGTCCTCATTATTTTGAGGAACGGGGGATACTACAGAAGGTGAAAGAGATTCTTTATTCTCTATAGAAAATCCAAATAATTTTGCCATTACTAAAAATAACCTTCTAAATCTCTACTATTTATTATCTAATTTCAGTACCAGTTTGGTCACTACCCTCAGTTTGCCACCACTGAACTTGGAATTCTACTGTATACTCTTCAACTGTATCTGAGGTATCATATGAAAGATCAATTTGAGATACATTAGTTGGGAAAATATCGTAGAACTTATAAGTTCTCAATGCGGTATTGGTTAAATTATCAGTATTTCCTGTTGAAAATCTTGATGCACCTCTACCTAATTGATAAACAAATGCGTTTACCATGTATGATGTTGGACTTGTGGCACCAGTAGCATTATCCAATTTACTAATTTGATTCATCCACTGCTCAAATGCAGTTCTTAATTTAAAGTCTTCATCATTGATGATAGTAACAGTCCAGGTATCAAATGTTCTGTCCCCAGCAACTTTTAAAATACGACCTCTAAATGGAACATCAATTGGTGCTACGTTAGAAGCTGGTAAAGCAGCCGCTTTACACATAAACTGGAATGTTTCATCGTCCCACCCAGTTACTGAAGATGGAAAAGATGGGATAGATACTTCAAATAAATTTGGTCTGGCTGCTCCACCTTGTAGTTTTGATTTAAAATCAGTGATTGTTCTGATGTTTCTA